CAGAGACTAGGAGAATGAGTCCCAACAATAACTTCTCCCACGAGTGCCCCTCAACCTTAGGGTTGAAGATATAGTCCGAACTTGCAAGAAATTGCAAGAAGTAGAAGATAAAGAGCTTCTACGTTAACAATTTGTACAAGAATACAGAAGGTGTTGCGACCTTCTTTGCCCCTGCCGTCTCTATGAGCGTCCGGGCTGGCCGCACCCTTGTGTTTGGCAAGGAGGCATTCGCCGCTCAGTCGTTCCTGCGTGCACCTGGTACCAACATTTCGAAAATTTCGAATGAATTCGGAACCCGTTCGTTCGCTCTTCGCCAAGAAGCCATTAGCTGGCAGCTTGCTGAAGAAGTGGCCGCAGAAGCTAAAAATGGCGCCGCCGCCATTGACCTTCGCGCTTATGCCGCTAAGGATGCTGCTAATCGCCTCATGCAGAGCTGGGAGATCCAAGTCAGCGAGAAAGTTCTGGACGTAACCCAATACGAATCCGGTAACGTTCTCGACCTGGCCACCTATAATGGTGGTGCGGATCAGTTCAACAGCCCTACTTCTGACATCGAAGTGCTGTTTGATGACATGAAAGAGCAAGTGCGTGGCCAAATTGGTTGCTACCCCAACAAACTTGTTCTGTCTCCCGACGCGTTTAACAACCTTAAGCGTAACAAGCGTATCCGTGACTTCATGCAGCGCGGTATTCTGGTGAACGAAAAGAGCCTTGCTGAGATCTTCGGTCTCGACGAGATTCGTGTCGCTCGCCGTCTCAAACTGAACACTGAAACCAGTGCTCTGGAAAACATCTACGACAACGTGGCTGTTATGTTCTATCACCCTAGTGGTAGTACTGACGGTTTTACTCCTGCTCTAGATGCTAACTACGGTACCCCGGCTTATGCGTATACCTACACATTAGCAGGTTACCCAATATCAACGCCAGAGCGTTTTTCTATGGACAGGAGAGTTTTTGAGGGCGATATCTTGGTCGAAAGATCATTCGAACTCGTGGGAATGGGAGAATCTGGGAGGGTTGGCGCTGGTGCCATCTTCCTGAATCCCGTTTCTGCTTAAGCCTAACAATTAAGGCTGTAAGTATAAAGCTCGTCGTTTGACGGGCTTTTTTTTTATTTATGCCTGGGTAGTCAACCCCTCACAGCGTTGAAAGCTCCATAGAAGTAGTAATCATCCAGCCGTGGCCCCATACACTCCGCCCCCTGACGCTTACGGCGTTGCAAACAACTGCAACCCGGCCACAGTAGATTACTTCATTGAAGTTTTTGGTTTTAACGAAGCCCTTGAGCTGTCGCGTCTCGAAGACCCCACAGCCAACACAGTGAACTACGAGCGCATCAACGTAGCTCTTCACGACGCCGCCATACTTATAAACAATTTCATCGAGACAGCCCCGCCCCAAGGAAAGCTTCTAATCGCAGGGTCATATAGACGTACACAGGCTACGCTGGCTCGTTGGTACCTCGACACGCTACGTCCCCGCCAGCAAGTTGTAGATGCGGCAGAATCCGCCCTCAAACAGCTCGACCTATGGGCCTCTAAAGCCAGCCCGTCCTCCGGCCTCAAGTGGCAAGAAGCTTACCGGTACTGGAGCAGCTCGTGTGCAATGACCATGTCCAATACACAACGCGATCGGGCGTTCACCGACGCGTCGCTGGCTCGCTGGGAGATGCGGTGGGGTACTAATAACCGCTGGAACCCATACAAGCGCAAACCAGCACCCGTTATCGATCATGTATCCCCGAGGGAGCCAAGCGGCTCATTGGATCGGCAGAATGTCACCCTCATTGGTAACAGCACCCTAGAGGTCAACAAGCTGTTCGATGATCTGGAAACTACCCGAGACATCGCATCCTTCGCCGACTCCCAAGCTGCTGTTACACCTGATGGCGGCGACGTCCTGGTGGTGGAGAACACGGATGGGGATATCACCACCTCCGGCGGACTCCAGGAAGCCGACACCTTTTAACCCCCTTACCAACCATGTGGAGCTCTGACGAGAATCAAACTTACGGGTACGACCCGCTCAACCCGGGTATGCCAGGGGGATCTAGCCTACTGACGATCGTGCCGTCCGCCGGCACCACCGGCTGCGGATACAACAACAGCGGGCTGCAGGGACTTTCGGTCTCGAATTTTGGTGTGTTTCCGGACAGCACGGAATACAAACAAACGGCTAGCGAACTCCGGCAGTACATTATCAATCTCGAGGCGACGAGAAAGTTGCGCGATCTGGCCGATGTAAACTTCCAACGATCGCCGCAGCCCGGAGACATCCTGGCATACAACTACACCACAGGGTTGTGGGAACTGCTGGAGTTCGTGTCGGGTGGGGAGTTCTGAGCCCGTTGGAAGCCCGCTAGCAGACTTCTGCGGTGTTTTAGTTTCGATAGGGCCGATATAGCTCGCGAGACGGCGGAGGTTAGCTCCCTATTAGTCTCCTGTATCCGCGAGACCGTGGCAGCCAACTCCTTGTTGCTCAACTCCAACCGCGAGGCGGTTGAGGCTAAGCACTTGTTCGTTAATTCGATCTTCTGTCTTAATTCTGCTTCCGAATCCCTCTGCAGCCGTCTTAATTCTGTCTCTGTTGTTACGTTGTTGGCCATAGGGCTAGGGGGTGGTTGATTTGGAAGAGTTGACCTTGTTTAACTGCTTTAACTGAGATAAGATTGACTGTAGTTGCGATAGAGTCGATTGCAATTGACTGGTTGTTAAATCTATCTTCTGCAGCCTGTCTGTCTCTTTTGCTACGTTGTTGGCCATTTGGTTAGGTAGCGGGTGATTCGACGGATTCAGGATTTCTCTTCTTCTTCGTCTTCGGCCGTGAGATAAGCCGTGAGAGGGCTGTGGGTTCAGACGGTTGGGGTGGTCCAGTCGTCAATGCCTTGATTGTTTTTGAGTCTCTCTACTAGGGATTTAAGTAGTATAAGGTCTTGCTCTGGC